AGCCTCCGGCAGTGGTTCGGCNGGCTGGGGGGGTTCACAGGCTTTGCCAAGGCCCCCCACGCCTGACGAATAACAATCATAACCCCTAAATCCAAACTTGCTTTTTTAATTAGTGACTGTTAACCTACGCTTTGGTTTGAGATCGCAGTGGTTTGCCTATGACCACCATTTTCTCCCCCCTCTCGTTGGCCCACCTTCCTGAGTGATCCCCCATCACTTGCAAGGCTGGCGAGAGGGGATTCTTTTTATAATCTTTGAAACAAAACTTGCGTAGATTCGTTAGTGCTGTTACAAGTCTTTTTACAACTATGCCGACGTGTCGCCTACTGGAAAGTAACATTAGGTAGGAATCCCACCCGGCTAGATTAAGTGGCGATTAGACAGGGTGCCTGAAACCCTCTTGAGTGAGCGAACCTCACTCTGGCCCAAGGTATGTAAAAATCTTGGGCTTGCTTAACGGAAGGTGCTATTCATGGGATTTACCAAGAAGATCATGAGTGACTGGGGAGACAAGACAGTCTCGTCAGTACTTAGATATAGGCTTGAAAAGGCTGGTCATAACTGGCTAGGTCGAAAGTCAGTCAAGGTCAAACAGATGCTTGACAGGGGTGAGTTAACTGTAGAAGAAGCCGCCACACAGTTAGCTCATTTATCGTCAGTCAAAGACTATCAGATAAGTGAGGCAATGAACCGTCGTCGCAATGGCGGCCCCGCTCAGGGCGGGCCGCCTAAGCTCGACGGTATTGGAGATTAAAAGGCAATAACTTGCCATTACGTTCGTCTTTATTTAGACTGATAACGGGACTCGTATGGTCGAGACTCTGCTTGAACTACCATGGATGCAGCCCGTAGGAAAGCTCGTGGTGATTGGTACGCTCGTCTCAAAGAAGAGAACGAGGAGCTGTGGTGTCGTGCCGAGAATAAAGCTCAGTCCTTAGAAGCCGAAGCTCATGCTCTGCCTAGAGATCAGAGACTCACTGCTTCAGAGCGGGCCGACATCGTCGATGAGATGACTGGATGCTTGGAAGACCCTGTGCATCTAGAAGAGATACAAGTGTATCGTGCCGAGATAGTCGAGAAGATCCGCCAAACCAAAGCCAATCGTAGAAAGAGCCGCGAAGAAATCATTCGTAGTGAAACACGAAAGGCCATAAATGGTTCTGAAGAGTCGAGTCCTAGTCCGAGAGAGAACTCCTCTGAAGGCGAAGGGTCACCTTCGGAGGATTCTCTTTCGGCAGTTGGTAATCCTAGGGACGTGCTCTGGGCAATGGAGAATCTAGGCAATGATAGAGTTATGCGTGCTGGTGCCCCAAGTGGCACCGCTTGGACGTTGGTTTCTGCGGGCCGGAAAAATCCTGACAGCTTGCTCCGTCTTTATCAGCAAGTGTGCATACCGAACAAGAAAGATCTAGAAGAAGCAGCTAATGAAGCTGAGGCGTTTGATCAGCTGGATGACGTTCTAGGTCGTGTTATTGCTATCGCAGAGGGGCCGCTCGAATGAGCAGCACCCGCGATATACCGCCCGCTGGTGTTTTACGCAACGCTAAGTATCGGCGTGCCATACTAAAAGAAGCTAAAGATGACAAACTCTTTCAGGTTTGTGTGAAAGAACTTTGCCGTCGAGACGTTACATTCTGGATAAGTACGTTCGGAATAACGTATGATCCACGCTTGAAGTGTCCGTTGACACCGTTCTCTCTTTATGAATTCCAGAAAAAGGCTGCACTGTCAGTCGCGGAGGCAATCAATGACGGAGAAGATATCTGTATCGCAAAGAGCCGTGACGTGGGTGCGTCTTGGCTGTGCCTTGCCGTTTTACTGCATCGCTGGTTGTTTGAACCCGATCAGGCGATTCTGCTCGTCTCTCGAAACGAAAGTTATGTCGATGGCAGAGGGAATCCGAAATCCCTCTTCTGGAAAATAGATGCCCTACTGGGGCATTTACCTACTTGGATGACTCCTCGCTTTGAACGCAAGAGTCTGACAATTAGGAACTTGACTAACGGAAGTGTAATCGATGGTGAATCGACGACTGGTGATGTTGCTCGTGGTGATAGAAGGACGTGTGTTCTTCTGGACGAGTTTGCGGCGTTCGCTAGTGGCGATGATTTCAGGGCGTTATCGTCCACGCGAGATGTCACGCCGTCGCGTATTTTCCTATCGACCCCGTGCGGTTCAACCAATGCCTTCGCCACGGTCGCAAAGAACGAGAGTATTCGGCAAGTAAGAATGCACTGGTCAGACCATCCGGTCAAGTCAGCGGATGGGTACCTAGATTCTAAGGGTCGATTTAGATCCCCTTGGTATGACAAAGAGGTAAGTCGATGTGCAAGTCCTATTGAGGCTGCACAGGAACTTGATATTGATTTCGCTGGATCTGCTGGTGCGTTCTTCGACCACGAAAGACTCAGTGTTATTTCTCGTAAGCATGTACGGCCACCGGCTGTACGTGGCGAGCTTGAGTATTCCGCTGATTGTAAAGATGTAGAATTTCGTGAGAATGGAAGAGGTAAACTCCATCTCTGGTTCCAGCCCGATGCTTCTGGCAAACTCCCGAGAGATCGGAAGTATGTGATTGGGGTAGACATCGCGGCTGGGACTGGAGCTTCCAACTCCTGTCTTTCTATTGCAGAGAACAAGACTAGAGAGAAGATTGGTGAGTTTGCTGTACCTGACATGCGTCCCGATCAACTTGCTAAGTACGCGGTAGCTGTAGCGAACTGGCTCAGGGATGATGCTGGTCAGCCTGCTCTCATGTGCTGGGAAGCACAAGGGCCGGGCCGAATCTTTGGTGACGCTGTCGTTGAACTTGGACATAGAAACATTTGGTATCGCAAAGCAGAAGGAACGATTGCTTTGACTCCATCTAGAATGATGGGGTGGATACCTACCAGAGATACGAAGCAAGCATTGCTAGGTAGATACCGGCGATGTTTATTCGGAGAAGACTTTATAAATCACTCCAGAGAAGCAATAATGGAGTGCAGAGAATTCATATATGATTCGAGCGGTGGGGTTGAACACTCGTTGTCAATCAATGCTACTGATAAAAGTGGTGCCAAGTCTAACCACGGCGATAGAGTTATTGCCGATGCGTTAGCTTGCATGGCAATGGGTACTGGGTTTACTCCTGTACTTGCAAAGAGCGAAGTGCTTCCGGGTTCCCTTGCGTGGAGGAGACGGGAAGAAAAGAAAAAGAAGCGTCTTGTGGGAGCCTCTAGATGGCAGTAGGTAATGATTATCAAAGATTGAGAACCGCTTTCGAGTGGTCGCGGCAACGTATGACACCTTTCAGAGAGCGACGAATGTCTGCACTCAAGTCATACGCTGGGGGTAACTATGGTGATGCGGCAGGTAGGCAGGCAAATCCTGTAAACCTTCTTGAGCTTGCAGCAAACATCTATCGAAGAAACTTGGCAGCAAAGTCCCCAGTTGTCGATGTTCGATCAAGATCTAAAGGATCTCGATCCATCGCCAAGAAAGCAGAACTCATGCTCAATGAGATTCTTGCTGAGATGGACTTTGAAACTAGCCTGTCAAAGGTAGTACACGACGCGATCTTTTCGATGGGCGTTATGAAGATTGGTCTGACAAGCAAGGCAGAAAGCAACATGCAGGGCGTATTGCATGATGCAGGTCTTCCCTTTGCTGATCCAATTGACATGGACGACTTAGTTGTAGACATGCGAGCCAAGAGTTGGGAGACGCTTCAGTTTGTAGGCAACAGGTTCCTGATTCCATACGAGATGGCTATGGATTCAGATCTGTATGACTTCGGAACTGAATCACCTACTGAGTCAAGGTCTACTCCTTATAACGAATATGGCGACCCTAAAGGCATTGACATTGTCACGTACAACCAATGGTATGTATGACGACACTCGTGCCGAGCCTGTTATTGAACTGTGGGAACTGTATCTGCCGTTTGATAAGAAGGTATGCACTTTCAGATGCGACGATGGTGGTACGCCAATGTTCGACTTCCCGGTCAGGGAAGTTGAATGGCAAGGCCCAGAGATTGGGCCATACGTCATGCTTTCCCTCGGCGATGTGCCGGGACAGATCATGCCGTTGCCGCCCGTAGCAAGTTTGATTGATTTGAGCGAAGCAATGAACCGGACTGTCAGAAAGCTGGTTCGCCAGAATGATAGATCGAAGGTGGTCGGTATCGTCGCAGCTGGGGCTGAGGATGATGGGGAGAGGGTTCTCGAAGCCAATGATGGCGACATGATTCGCAGCGATAGGCCCGAGGCCACTAGAGAGTTGAAGTTCGGGGGCATTGACCAGAGCGGCCTTGCCTTCGCACTTCAGCTTAGAGACTTGTTTAATTATGTAGGCGGCAACCTTGACACCATCGGTGGGCTTGCTGCTTCGGCAAATACTCTCGGTCAGGAAGAATTGATCAAGGCTAGTTCGTCACAGAAGATCCAAGAGATGCAAGCCAAGGTAACACAGTTCACCAAGAAGTGCGTCGAGAGTATTGGACTCTGGGCTTGGTATGATCCGACTAAAACATACACCTTGGTTGAAGATATCGGCAATACTGGGATCGAGGTGGAGATTCCACTGGCTCCCAAAGAGCGTGAGGAAGCAGAGTTCTTTGATCTCAACTTCGATATTACGCCCGGCAGTCTTCAAGAAACTACAAGTGCCGAACGTGCAAACACTCTCAGTTCTGTAATGATGAACTACATAGCACCCTTAGCACCTGCAATGCAACAGCAGGGGGTTCAAATAGATGTCCCAGCATTCATTGGGCATATGGCTGAACTCACGGGTGTTCATGAGATAACAGACTTAATTGTTCCAGTTGGAGGTAATCTTGACCCCACAGGTGCAGTTAATGCTGCTAATCTATCTACGTCTGATGCCATGCAGCCAAAGACTCAGCGTGAATATATTCGTCGGAACATACCAACCGGCGGAACTAGATCAGCACGCGACTCTGCAATGACACAGATATTAGCTGGCGGTGCACCGGGGCCGGGTGCAGAAGACGCTTTATCAAGACCTATGCAAGGCCCACTGGGTTAACATATGCCAACGTATTGTTATAAAAACGAGGAAACGGGCGAAGTCCAGCAGCTGACAATGTCTGTAGATGAAATGTGCCACCTGCAAACAGGTGAGCACATATCTATCGACGGTGTCCAGTGGAGACGTGATTACGATTCTGAGGGGAAAACTCGTGTGTCTACATCTAAAGGCTGGCCAATAACCAGCGAAGCATTAGGTACACACCCGAGCGAGGTAAAAAACTTGCAGAAGGAACTGCAAGGGCTGGGCTGTGGCAAAGTCCAGTTCACTAAAGATGGAGCCATGAAACTAGAGAGTCATACTCAAAGGCGTAAGATTCTCAAAGCTATGAATAAGCAGGATAAATATGGATACGACTGAAAATAATCCCCAAGAACGAAATGAAAAGCCAAGAGCTACGTTTGATCATAAAGATCCGTATTCAGTACGGCTTGGAGATTCAGCACCTGCTGATCCTCAGCCAGAGGCGGAAACGACAGCCGAACCCGTAAGCACGCCAGAACCTGTCGTGCCTGCGGAACCAAGTATCAACTCCTCGGTGGACGAGGCAAGCGATGAAGAAATTCCGCCTGCTATTCCCATTGAGATGAAAGAGTCCCTCGGTGATTACATCGATGAGGAACTCGCAACCAACGTGAGAGCGTTGGTAGACAAGGTGGCATCGCTCGAAACTCAGCTCAAGACTGAGCGGGCTAGAGCTAGTGTTGCCAAAGAAACCGCCGTCAAGGCGGATCAGTTTTCCGGGGTCTGGAACTCAGAGTCTGGAAAATACGGGGATGTCCTTGCCTCCGAGTCTGCTAAGGGCCGAGTTCGTGGTGCTGTAGAAGTACTCCGTGCCGGTTACAAAGCGTCGGGCATAGATGTCCCAGCCGAAGCGGCTCTCTTTGAGAAAGCCGTTTCATCTGAGTTCGGTGCTTCGATGGTCGAAGCCCGAGAAAAAGCTATCACCGAAAAGGTGGAGGCTAGACAGAATCAGTTTGTAAGTAGAGGTGCAACAACAGCTGCCATGAATGAACGGCCCGAAGATCGGGCTGCGAAAGCAGTGCATCGAGCTATGCAAGAAAAAGGTTTGATCTAGCCTATCCTTTAAGGAGTTGAATTAAAATGTCTATTTCAGCAAGTGATCTGGGTGATCTGATTAAAACAACCCAGAAGGAACTTGGGGAACTTCGATACACTGATCTTTCCCACGATCTTCAATATTATCTCGCACTCTCCAACCTTATGCAGGAGAGTTCTGTAACTTTCGATGCAGGTTCATCTATTCAGTGGAACCTGATGACTTCTAACAGTGGTGCTGCCAAGCAGACCTCACTCTTCGCGGTTGACTCCGTGAACGTGGGTGATGTCATGGCGACAGCCGAAATCCCTTGGCGACACACGACTACCAACTACGCAATCGAACGCCGCGAAATCGCAATGAACCGCGATCCTCGTCGTATTGTCGATCTCGTTAAGGTTCGTCGTAATGACGCTATGGTCTCTTTGACCGAGCACATGGAAGAGCAGTTCTGGAAGATGCCTCCCTCAGGCAACGACCTGAACATGTACGGTGTCCAGTACTGGGTGTCTGACAATGCAGGTGCAACCCTGACCAACAGTGCAGATGCAACCCAGCTGGGTATTGCTGGTGGCGGATTCAACGGTGGACTTCCTAACAACGGTGCAACCACCGTTGCGGGTATTAGCCCAACCGATGTTCCTCGTTGGCAGAACCACCTCGCTTACTACGATGCTGAAGAGCTTGACGGTTCAGTAGGAGGAAATGACTGGCAAGACTCGGGTGCATTCCCGAACCTTACCGTTCTTCAGGCTATGAAGCAGACTTACACCAAGTGCAACTTCAAGCCCATTCCTAACGCTGCTTATCCTTCATACAACCCAACTCCAGACAAGTGGGGTATCTACTGTGGGTTTGAAGAAATTGCCGGACTTGAAGCGATTTCATATCGTCTCAACGACGCAGTTGTAACTCGTGACATTGGTCATGAAGCAGGTGGCGTAATGTTCCGTGGCGTTCCTATTACCTATGTTCCATATCTTGACAACGTCACAAGTGTTAAGGCTGCTGCTGGTTCGGCATCTACTCGTAAGGGTAACCCGATCTACTTCCTTAACTGGGGAGCTTTCCGTTCGGTTCTTCTTTCAGGCGAATACCTGAAGGAGCAAGGCCCAGAAACTGCACCTAACCAACACACCGTGTTTACTACTCACATTGATGCGACTATGAACATTCAATGTACAGATCGTCGTCGTAACGGGCTCGTTACTGGCGGCCCAGTAGAATTCGCCTGATCTAGAAAGGATTAAATAATGTCTATTGTTACTGTAAATAAGGGGAGTCAGGGTGCACCATTCGACACCTCTTCTCCCGCAGATCCGAGCGACGGATGGGTCTGGTTCGCAGACTTCATTACCGAAGCAGACGGTGGCGACTTCACCTTAGCCAATATGGCTCAGGAAGACTCCCGAAGTGGCTCACTGGTCAATGCTGATGCCGGTGTTTCTACGGCTATCAGCAAGAACGCAGTCTTTGGCGATCTTACCGACGGCGAATCATTTGCGTTCGTGTGTCGTATCAAGATGTTCACGGGTGAAACCCGTGCTAATCTTGACAACATCTCATTCGGTATTGCTGAAGATGTTGCTGCCACGATTGGTGGCACAGCAACACACTGTGGGTTTCATATCACGCAAGGTGCAACGGCTGCTGCCGATAACATTGCTGTGAAGTATGACGATGCCGCTGCCGCGTTCTCGGAAAACTTTACTCCTGCGAACACTGCGGCAATCGCTGACTTTGATATGACCGCCTACAATGAGTACGGTTTTCTTTTAAGCCGTCAGGGTAGTCAGTACACTGCACGTTTCTTTGTAAACGGAGTAGAGCTTGGTAACGGCCACAAGGCCACTGCTAACCTTCCTGCCGCACTTTACACAGCAGTCTTCTCTGCTGCTGAAAAGGGCCGGTGGGAGATCGATTACTTCATGCAGCGTGGTGTTCGGAACGCCTGATTAAATAACTTAAGGCCCGCACGGGGGGTTACCTCGTGCGGGCCATTCTCCAAAGGGGATTAAAAATGTCTACTATTGTTACGCTCAGTCGTGGGGCACAGTCAGCTACACCCTTTGGGTACAACGCTGGCGATGCTTCGGCGGATCGCGGTTCTGCTTTTTTTACTGATTTCTACACAATTGAACCTTTTACCAAAATCAATTGCCCATTGATTGACGGTGCCTGTGGTCTGGCTAAACAGACCACGAATGGTTCAAGTCAATCAACACTAAAAACGAGTAAGATTTTTACGCAAAGAGAAGGTGATTCTGTTTCGTTCGCAGCAAGGCTTAAGGTTACTAATGCCGGTGCCAATGATTCGCTAAATGTTGGGTTCACAGATGACCACACTAAGACTCTTCAAATTGCAGATTTTAACTTTGGTATCAACATAAACAATTTTCTGTCTGACAAAATTACAATCAGTTTCGATGATGGTAAAACAGATAAGTTTTTAAATATTACTACATCTGCTTTGCCATCTGAATTCGATGTCACCGAATTTAATGTTTATGGTGCCGAGCTAATTCGTTTGAATGGCACGAACACATGCCACTATTTCATCAACGGGCATAAAATCCATACAGTAGTGAGCACTCCAGATGCCGGGGCGACAATGGACGCAATGTCTATGGCCTTGTATTCACCAGCTGGTGATGTTCAAAGTCAGTTTGCAACCTTTGATTGGGCATCTATTTCGATGCCAAGAACTTGATAGGAGTATAGATATGTCCAGCGGTATAACTTCTTCAGTTCAAACATTTACTACAGGTTCTATGTCGCCAGCCCAAGGTCGTGCAGGCGGATCTATAGAGCCTGAATTGTACTCTTCTTTTTTTACAGATTTGTACAATGATGAATTTCTTGTTAGCACAGGTAATAGTGCATCTTCAATAGGGGATGGTGATAGAGGTATTTTGACTACAGCTATGACAACCGGGGCTTTCCCGAAGTTTAACGGGAATGCTACCGATGGAACATCCCCCTTAAACTTGGCTTGTCGTTACGCTGCCGAAAAAAGTAGACCCCAGTCATTGGTAGTTTCATGTCGGATGCGACTTAGTGCTGCACCAGTGAACGGTGAAGCGGGAAATGTAAACCTGCATATTTCTAACACTAACTCAATCAACCCCGGTGCTGGTTGGTATGGAATGAGATTGAAGTTATTCAAGAAATATGACAGTGTCGATTACAACACTGGCAATCTAGAATTATTCAGTAATGGGGCAGGAGTTGCTACTTCAACTTTTTGGAGTACCAACGAAGACAAGGAGTCTAGTGAAAAGCTGGCTCCTGAAGGTTTCAACTATTGGGATAGTTATCATGACTATACATTTGTTATGTCATGTCCTACGCCGACGACTACGAATGTAATGTTTTATATCGACCAAAAGTTTGTAAAGTCTTTGACTGGTAACTTAGATTCAAATGACAGGCTTTATAAATTCTGTGGCCTGTTGGGTGGAGATGCAATGATCAACAAGGATCAGTTGCTAGACACTGCTTATGTAAGTCAGAGTAGAGTTTGATTTGTAAAAACAGGGGGGGACATGGAATTAGATCCATGGCTGTTAGATGTTGTAATTACATTGGTCAGCAGTGCTTTATTTGGTTTAATAGGTTTTGTTTGGAAGATAAGTCATAAGGTTACGTCTCATGAAAAAGAGATACAAACCATAAAGCAAATCACTGAATCAAGACACACGCAGACCAAGCACGACGTTGAGTATTTGATTAGCAAAGTTGATAAGAATAATGACAAGATGTATAGCATCGTCAAAAACTTAAAGGATTGACATTATGGCCAAGCAAGGTTTGTACGCAAACATAAACGCCAAGAAAAAAGCTGGCAAAAAAATGCGGAAGAAAGGCGAGAAGGGTGCTCCTACTGATGCAGATTTCAAGCGTTCAGCTAAAACCGCTAAGAAAACTAGGAAGAAAAAGTAATGGCAAAGAAAACTAAAAAGACTTTTAAGCCGCACATGATGTATTCCAAGAGTGGTGCCCCGAAAATGGCTAGTACATATGAATCACATATGGCCCTGAAGAAGAAAGGGTATGGTCACACCAAGCCTACTACTAAGAAAACAACTAAAAAGAGGTCTAAGAAAAGTGGCTATTGAATACAGAGGTGAAAAGTTTTCGGGCTACAACAAGCCTAAGAGAACGCCGGGCCATTCTAAGAAATCCCACGTCGTGCTCGCTAAACAGGGCGACACCGTAAAAATGATTAGATTCGGCGAGCAAGGTGCCAAGACTGCTGGTAAGCCCAAAGCTGGCGAGTCCGATAAAATGAAAGCCAAGCGTAAGTCATTTAAGTCTAGGCATGGCAAGAACATAGCCAAAGGCAAGATGTCAGCGGCGTACTGGGCTAACAAAGAGAAGTGGTGAGGTAGTTGACAAATACTTCCAACGGGGTATGATTACTCTCGATGGAAGACTATTACGAAAACCCTTCGTTGAGCCATAGCCGCTTGAAGGAGATCCGCAAATCGCCGGGTCACTTCAAGTATGCGATGGATAATCCCTCCCCTTCGACTGATGCGATGAACTTAGGATCATTGGTTCACGCCATGGTACTTGAGCCGCATACGGTTGAGGGGGCTTTTTTACAGCTACCTAAGATTGACCGCAGGACTAAAGAGGGCAAGCAGCAATACGCTGATTTTCAATCTGAGTCTATGGGCAAGTGTTGCGTGTCGCCCGCAGATTGGAAGACTGCCGAGCTTATGACCGAGTCGGTCATGGCACACCCGGTAGCCTCTCTCGTTCTCGACGATGCTATTGCTCATGGCCAAGTTGAGCGAGAGTATTTCTGGGATGATTCTCGGTTTGGCGACAAGATAGAACGTAAGGCTAAAGTTGATGGGCTGTGCCTAGATGACCACTTTGGAATGAAAAGTCCCTTGGTAGATTTGAAGACTACCTTAGATTCCTCGCCCCACGCATTCAAGCGTTCGGTGACGAAGTTCAGCTATGCTACCCAGATGTCATACTATCGGGAAGCAGTTGCGACTTCAGGCGTTCATTCTTCTGGTGCACTGATAATAGCTGTTGAGAAGAAACCACCCTACGCGACTGGCGTGTATCGTTTGCTGCCAGAAACAATTGACAGGGCAGACGCAGTTGTAAGAAAATGGCTTAAGACATATGCGGATTGTATGTCCAGTGGTCTTTGGCCTTCGTACTGGGATCTTGAAGAGGTCGAGGTTCCAGATTGGTTTATGAAAGAGAATGGAGTTAATGAATGAAAAGTATCGGATCAGCATTACTGCTGGCACAAAGTAACATCGCAGGCGTAGGCAAGGACGCTAAGAATTCGTTCCAGAATTATGACTATGTTTCTGCTGAGACAATGATCACTGAGTGCCGCAGAGCACTGCACAAGGCAGGATTGCTTTTCTGCCGTAAGTCTTGGCTCATGACTGAGGGAAACACCGTTATGTCTGAATACCTGCTGACTCACCCTGAATCCGGTGAAGAGATGCAGGTCAAGAACGAGATGGTTGTGCCTCCTAATCAGAAGCAGCTGGACAAGGCTGTCCTTGCTGCGTTGACTACAGGCATGAATTACACATTGCGAGATCTGCTGTTGATCCCAAGGTGTGAGAATGAACAGCCTGAGATCGACGCTATGGAACCCGCTAAGGCTAAGAGGTCAGCACCTGTAAATAAACAGGCGGCTCAGATCAAGTTTGTTCCTGTGAACCCCGAGCCGAAGGAAGATGCTCCTTCGCAGAAGGGCATGGCTTCGGCGTTGCACTTCGTGTTCGGATTGAAGCCTGATCCCCGTGGTTATGAAGAAGTACTCCTGCGTCATGCAGGTTCTAAGTACGAAAAGACATTCGAGAAGGCAGAGGATCTGCCCGAAGAGTACATCATTGAAGTCCTGAAGGCTCATGATGTTGATTACAAAGAAACCCAAACTGGAGCTACTAAATGAGTGGTTATGAAATGAAGGATATGTCTGGAACTCTATTCCGCGAAACCGAAAAGAAGAAGGAGACTTCTCCTGATTTCACCGGCAAGGTGATGGTTCGTGGTGAAACACTACGTATTGCAGGCTGGCTTAAGCAGTCAAAGGGTGGCAAGGCTTACATCTCCCTTGCTATCTCTGAGCCTCGACCTGCACAGCAAGACGACTCAGCACCTGCCACCAAGGCGGTAGGCTTCGATGATATTCCGTTCTGATTGGAGTTAGCATGTCAGATACAAGTAAATGGCTGACAATTACACAGTTCGCAGACCAGCTTGGTTTGTCCCGGTACACCGTAGTTAACTTGGTCAAGACTAAGAAGCTGCAAGTGTTTAACATTTCGCCGGGTGCGAAGCGACCTACTTATAGGCTGCCTCCAAAGCAATTGAACGTGGCTTTGGAACTAATGCAGTCCACGGTATTCCCTGAAGTGACGCAAGGAGGCGTTGATGAAGGATCACGGACACCCGAGGCCGCAGTACGAAACGAATGAAGATATCAGCAACGAAGAACGGGCTATCCCCTCGATAGAGTCAGCTCTACGAGGGGAGGCCCGGAAGTTGCCGAAGAATCATTTTGCGGATTTTGTTGTTGTTGATCAGAAATCGCAGATTATTGCATTCGTTGAATACAAGAAAAGAAGTTTTAAATGGGGTGATTACCCCACTGTTATGTTGTCGGCAGAGAAGTTCGGTAAGTTACGAGCGGTTGCAGATATGAGGGTCAGGTCTTTCTTTGTCGTTGAGGCAAAGGGTGAAGAGTTAAAAGCTGTTGAGCTTACGAGACCTGACTTGGATTTTAAGATTGAATATGGGGGCAGGACATTCAAGACTAGGGATAGTTATGACATTGAACCTGTTGCACATCTGAGTGCAAATCAATTCAGGAGGATTTGATGAGCGTTGGAAAAAAGAAGTTGGATGCTTACAAAGCTGCCACAACGATCACTGGGCAGTTGCCGGGAGATATGGGTAGGACTGCGGAAGAAACCTACCTAAAGATTATTTGGTGCGGGATAGTTTTCGAGAACACGCCGGGTATGACATTTCCTGAGCTTATGCGTATCTCGGGGCACAAGACTAATAGTCATTCGGGAGTACATGGTTGGATTGAAAAGTGGAGGCAGATGGATTGGAGGGTCAGGCATGCTTGGCTTCTCTATGCCGAGTCACTCGCTAATCATTCTTTCAATGTTAGAAATTACCAGATCGACATAGACAAGATGAGAATGGAAAGCCTCGCCGAGGCTGCTACTTCTAGGAGAAAAAAATGAAACCTGATTACGACCCATGGCAAACTTTGAGAGGTCTTTTTCCCAAGTGGGAGCCGACTTCAGAAGAGGCTAGATTATTCAGGGGGCAGTTTTCAAGCCGTAACCGCGATGTGTTGGTTACCAGTATTGAGAATTTCCGCATTGGTTTTAGATATGCCCAGCCTAACTTAGGTGGGATATTGAAAGAGTATTCCACGATCATGATGAACAGGAATTCGTCGGTAGATCGTGCAGTGAGGATCGATGAGGTTGACGACGAGGAGTTTATCCGTAAGGTGGACTCTGACAATTCAAAGATTCTGTTTGAATTAGAGTTGCTTACGGAAGAGCAGCTTGCTGACTTGAGGGTGGCAATGGACAATGCCCCCGGTGTCAGTGTTATATCGGGCAAAATGGCCGGGCCACCATCAGGTTGGTCACGAGTTACTAGGGGGCTAACGTGGGTACTCGCGGAAAAGATGGGCATCATTGCTGGGAGTTTATCGTCAGATCAACGCCAAGACCCCAGCCTCGTCCCAGAATGACCCGTAAGGGGCACACCTATAATCCGAAGTCAGCAGACTTCTGGAAGACTCACGTAGGTCTAGCGGCGAAAGACGCTCTTGAGGACGCTCCCACTCCGTTCTCAGATCCTGTTCGCCTAGAGTGTACGTTCTACATGCCGAGGCCAAAAAGGTTGCGTAAGTCTGAAATAGGGCTTCCGCATACCAAGAGGCCGGATACTGATAACATTTTGAAAAGCACTCAGGATGCACTTCAGATGGCATCCGTAGTAACAGATGACTCTGTTTTCTATCACGTCACAGGGGTCAAGTATTATGCTGACCCAGATGTACAGAGTCATGCTAAAATACGCATTATTCTTGAACGTCCTGCGTTAGAAGAGTAGACTGGTCTACGGGGTGTCTGATTGAAATCTGGCAAGAACTATAGTCACAGCCAAATGAAAGCGGTCGTATGGCTGCTTGCTATTTTGTGTGCAATCATGGCTATATTTGGGTGCGGCAAAGCACGGATAATACAAGAAACAAACGCCGTTACGGCTCTTGCTTATTCATCAATCGACAGTGCTGCTCAGATTGCTGAGATCTCTGACAACCCAATAGTTACCGGACATGCCAGAGAAATCATTCACAANCANAAGACAATTGTCAGCCGTGCNGCTGACATCGAGAAAGCTACGACCCATATGGAAGACAAGGCTGATGGGTACCTCAGCTGGTGGGGAGAGTTTTTCATAGGTTCAGTAGATTCAATCAAGTGGTTAGCAATTGCAGCGGCAGCGGGAGTAATTGCATTCATAGGATTCAGGGCAAGGCTCTGGTCATTTATTGGGGGGTTCTTGCCATCGAGAAAAGAAAAATAATTATGGTAGCTGGATTGTTTGCTTTGACAGCATCATGCTCGCAACCGATAAATGTGTCTGCTTCTGATATAAATCAGAATGGGCGTGTAGGTGGAGACGATGTGAGTATACTTGTCAGTCAGTGGGGCAGGTGCGGATCTGCGGATTTAGACAACAACGGGGTTGTCGGATCTTCTGACTTAGAAATTTTGCTGACGGACTGGGATACATGACTTCCAAGGATAGTAAAGATCGTTTAGAATGGGGCGTGATTGTAAACATAGCTCAGACGTTTGTGCTCGTTCTTACTGTTGGGGCAGCATTCATGACTATTGGAGAGACAAAGCAAGAGATTACGTCTAACTCTGAAAGCATCCGCGATTTGCGTGATGTGTCAGGAGATCTCGTCGGGGCAATGGTAGAGGCTACGGTCAATGACGCGAGGCACTTCGAGATGCTGACTGAGCTTCGGCGAAGGGTCAGTCTCTTAGAAAGGGTGGATAGCAGATGAGCACGACATACATAAGTAATGCCAATCTGGGAATTACTAGGACAGAACTTCGGGGTGAAGTTGGTCGCTTCTTGGGGTATGGCCGGACTTGGGCTAACCTTAATGACACAGCCAAAGAAGATTTAGATTCTATTATCAGGAGAGGGCTGCGGCAGTTTTACTCGCCGCCGCCCCTTACTGGGAAAAGCCATGAGTGGAACTTTCTAAGGCCCACTATGGATCTGACGCTTGAGGCTGACAAAGTAAAAGCAAATGTCACTATTGTTGTTACTAACACTACTGTTGCTTCGACGGGGACAGCTACCGAATCTAGTGGTGCAACTGCATGGTCTACGTTTGCAGATTACATTTTGTCGTTCGATGGGAACTCCTACATAGGTACGGAGCTAACGAGTGGTGGTAATGTTGCAGGATTTAGGCCCGACAGTTCAGTAATAAATACTACAGCAAAGAGTGTCACCCAGACGAAGTCTTATATCATGCCGCAAGACTTCGGGGGTGTAGTTGGCGACCTTGTTTATCATGATGAAAGTGCACAAATACCTGTCCGAGTACTCAATGAAAGCCGTTGGTCTGAAATAAGAGCAATGGAACCGACACGCAAAGGCAGGCCGCAGTATGTTTGTTTCGTGCCTGCGTCATCGCCTGAGTCAGACAAGAATCTTCCTAACCAATGGCAAGCAAAGTTTTACCCACACCCTGACAAGACATACAACTTGCGATTGCAGTTCTTACAATTGCAAGAAGAATACTTCAATCAGGGAACTGTCAACGGAACGGTTGCTGCCGATAGTACCGCCGTGGGATTTGGAACAACCACGTATCTTCCTGTGTGGGCCGCTGATTCGATCTTTGCTTATGTAGACAGTGCTGGTGCAAATCAAGAGGTTGAAGTTGCTTCCGCCACGCAAAGAACTCTCGTTCTCAAATCCAACCCGCCTGTTGCTAGTGCAGCAGGTATCAGCACTTGGAAGTTAATTCCGAACCGTTTCCCCGGTGGTCAGCAGCATTCGGAAACTATTCTTTCTTCTTGCTTGGCTGTTGCCGAGGAATACGCAGAGACTCCATCAACTAGATACCGCCAGCTCTTTCAGGAAAGGCTGGCTGCTTCCATTTCCATAGACGGACAAGGCACTACTGCTGGAATACTTGGCAGAAACCTTGATCGGTCTGACGGACAGGGAACATTTAACAAATATGCATTTGCTGATTACACGGTTACCGTGACTGGACAAACACTCTAATGCCAACACTCCAAGATATAGCTAAACCAAGGACTGGAACTTCCGGAATTGTCTCAGTACTTGTTGAAGGGGCAACTGTTACTAATACTGCGGACGGCAATGCCAATGGCGTCATCACCCCGACAGGCAATGATAGGCTTTTTAGAATAAAACCCGCTTCTGTGCAGCTTGGTTTTTCTGTAGAGGTTGCTGACGTTACTGGTGAAACTGATGACTCTGCACAGTACACGCATAACGAAATGACCCGTGGTTCTTTTACCGTCCAAGGCTACGCCATGTCTAGTGATACCGGTGCGACAGATGGCCTTGGTCTTCGATTCTTGCAGTCAGCCCAAAATGGTCAGGTGGTAACAACCAATAAAGCTGCAAACATACGGTTCCAGTGGGCAAATGGTAAATTCATTTACGGTATTGCTCTCATCGAATCAATCCAATACAGCTATTCGAGAAGCAGTGTTTTCATAGGCGTGACTATGAGCGGTAGATTTACAAACACAAACTTTGCCACGAAAGAATTTTCTGATAGTAATAGTGCTGATTTACCTACTACATGATCGGATTTAGAAATGCCAGAATACGAAGATCCGTTTGACGATCCGAATAGACCGCCTTTGCCAGAAGTAGAAAATACTGCTGGCTTTGATCATCGCATGAGAGAGGGTGAATCTGACGAGGACTACGGCAGAAGGTACAGGGATTTCCTAAAAGACAACGCATCTCCTAGGCAAGATCCTGAGCAGATAGTAAGGCCGTTCGGGTTTGGGCAAAGCCCTGACGTTGCTGGTGGCGGAGAAACTTTTCAAATGCTCGCTGAAGATTTGAGAAGAATAAGAGAATTGCTTGAAGGAATACTCAACGCATGAGCATTAAAGCAGCAGTAGGGCCGATTAACTCAGGAACAATCGTCACAAAGAATATCACTGACGAGCGGAAGTCTCGTACCGAGTGTCTCTACATGATCGAGGAGAGAGATCCGGCAGTCGCTAGGCTAACTACGGAGGATGCAATCACTCGTGCAGTTACTCAGTCTGCCCTCGATACTAACATTTTGAAGTACGGTGGCGTTCCCTTGGAGACTGCCACCGCAAAAAGATTTGGTGAACGCAAGGTTCAAGTAACTCTGCGGTTTGGCAATACAACGACAGGCACGCCCGGACAAGATCCCGGATCGAACCAGCTTCTTGCGATGCAATTGCAAGCCGCAAATGTCCGAGTGTATCGTCGGCCTTTTTCTACAAGAAAAAATGGCGAGGCACTTAGGTACGATTGCGACGGAACGACAGGCAGCGGCAACTGTAGCTCGACATCTTCAACTTGCTACGACTCAGGTCTTGCGAGATGTGTTTCACCGGCAATTAAGAATGGGCTTCCCGATGGCGATTGGATTGGCGGAATTGAGCCGTCAAAGGTTCCGTCATTCTCGTCAGCTGCGTACATTGAGTTTGCTAACTGGCCTGTGCCAGAAGTACGCCTGCAAATTCCTGCGAGATTAACTGCCGCAGAATTTAGACTTTTATTCGGTGCTAGTGCTTTGTTCGGCAAGGTTGGACACTTCAACGATGCAGCGTTCACTTGGAATCAAATTGTATTCGCCATTGGAACTGTCCGCATTGACGGTGCGGATGTCGATTGGATTGTGGAAGGTGCTTCCACGCAAGTTTATTACGTCAACTATGAACTTACTTGGCGGCCATACGGCTGGTATGTCCAAGAATTAGTACAGCTTGGATCTGACAGTTCTAAAGCAGACACAGCAATCATCAATGTTGCAGAGCCACGAGTATCTTTTAGCGGAATGTTTCCCTTATAGTCATGAGAACGCCACCATTTCCAAACAGGCTTAATCCGTTCAGCACTTCTTTCAGATCTACTCTGAACGAAATTGGTACTGATGCTCTTGACTGGGGCGTAAACTCAACTGACGTTGAGGAACGAATTGCTGCGCTCGAAGCCAGAATCAATCGCATTCAACCTACTTTTCCTGCGGTACTCAACACTGCAAAGCTCATGACAAATACCGGGGCTACCCAGAAAAGATGGAAGTATGCGTTTGAGGAATACATACCGGGCGTAGCATTGAGTCCTAGAGGTTTTCCGGGGCAAGGCAGTAGCGCAACTTCTAATCCAAACGACTGGACTCGCACTCCGGGCCAGCGTAGCAGCTGGGGCAACAACGGTACAGACGCTTATAACTCTGACACAGACCCTTATGGATTTTATGCGATCAACTTGGCAGAGCTAACAAACGACGAATTGGCGGCTAGTGCGGATGGATATGTTTCTTGGGGGCAGAAGGTAGGAACTGGGCCAGCAGGATCTGGAACGGTCAGCTTGCTATCTGTGGGTAACGTGGCTGACGGGACTGCTGACCAGAGCCGTAGAACCGGCGTGATTATGTTTCAATTGACTGGCCCTCAAGTTGCGGCCATTGACCCTGACAATACAACCGGCACGATATTTGCATTCGCTGCTGGAAACGAAGTAGAGGTATCTTGCACATGACTAGCTCCCCCGGCTGTTGTTGTGGAACTGTTGATGAGACTTGTAACACTTGCTTCTATGGCAAGGATGCAGACACGCTGTGCTGCCGCCTAGATGCGAGGGATGTGTTGATGTACAACAATCCTCGTGCAGGCTTCAGTAAAAAGATCTATCAGCCTTTGGCCAATTGTCCTGATTGTACGCCAATGCCAGAAGCTACATTGAGTTACCCAAGGGCTGAAGACATCATTATTAGGTACAACCATCAACCAAGTAACAACTCTACTGGCAGGGACTATAGTTGGTTCTTTGATGCAGGCGGATTTGGTGCAGCGAGTTATGACCAAGGTGGTGGTGAACAAATTAAATGCAATTTAGTTCCAAGTCCTACTACTGCTAAAAGTTGTTGCGTCAATGGGGCGGGTAGTGGCTCCAGTATGGAATACCCTCTTGGGCCTAATGTAAATGCTTGTGACTTTACTTCTGGCGGTTTCTTAAAAGAATTGCAGTCGAAAGCCGTCCAGCAAGGAGACCCTAGTCCTCCTGCCTTTGATGTAGTTACTGATACTAATCCTTGCACAAATTTCGACGGCAGTGCAAGCACGGTAACTTGCAAGTGCCCCTACGCAGGAAGCGATGCTTGGTCATGGATCAATGGTGATTTACTGTTGGCCTCAAACAATGACAATAGCTTCGAGTACGAGCATTACACATTAGGAGGTGGTACTAATGTTGCTTTTCAAGGTCGATACAACCGACTTGGTAGAACTTTGCTTGCGGTATTTCACCAAGAGATCTGGTTCAGAGCTTGCGAAAAATATCCTAGTGATATACCCGAAGCACTGGGTGATGCCCCAGAACAAGAAGAGATAAACGATGCTCTTGAGGGTGCTATTTGGAAATGCAGAGCACCCGAGTGGTGGGCTTACGCTTGCTCCGGCATTCCCATTTACAGCTGGGAAGTACGGAAGATGGTTGATGCGGGACTTATATCCTCAGCTCAAGAGTTAGATTTCTTCCAAAGCGTATATGCAAATACGCCTATAGAAAGAACAGCACTAGGCAGGCAGACATTAGAAACATTTGAGACTAGGCACTGGAATGATGTAGACCAGTCTAAAGGTCTTTCTCTGTTGGGTATCAGAGACTGGGTTGGCTACACGCAGGCAAACGGAGTTGATGTCCCTGACAGTCAGCGTAAAATAATCAGAAAAGATTTGTACCAAAGTAAAGGGGGACAGGGCGGGGTACCTTTTTCAGACAGGATAGTTGAAGATGAATTCTATTACGGAAGAAACGGCGGCTGGGCACATATCTGTAGAAAGCCAAAGGCAGGAAACTACACAGCCAACGATGTGATCAATGATATGCCTCAAGTTCCTAGAGGAGTTGGCTACAGGACTGACGATCTGTGCCGGTGTGCAGGCATCGATGGATCGTGCCTGAGTGCATTTGCCGGGCCTTACGGCACACCAACTTGTAGTAATGCTAACACTGTATGCGGCTGTGACCTTTGCACGCTTAGAAATCGAGCATCAGATTGTGATAGTTCATGGTTTAGCCCTGCAACTGGGTGCGACTTGGGTGTTCAGACAGCCTGCGACAGTGAAGACAGTGGGGCTTATATCGGTTTATGTCAGCTGACTAAATTTAATGCAAGTTGCGGAGGCATACATTTCCAATTCAGCGGAATAGATGCAATACAAGACGCGAATGGTGTAGATGAGGTTTCTTTCCAATGCCTTGAAGAAAACCATGCACACCTGTGGGTGTTGAATAGAACTTGTGAAGAAGGTTTAGACACAACCAAGCCTTACACTTGCACGAATCCGAAGTGTAATGCTGGCCCATATAATGATTTGGGTGACGTGTCTACAAACATAGCAACCCCTACTGCTTCTAACTTTACAAGGTGCATAAACGCGGCTACCCCAACGAATTCATTTTGCTCCGGCAGTAGCGGCACAACTCTTTTGTCAAACGGGACATTGTGCGAAATACAATTCGATAGCCCCGTTGACAACAAAAAAGAAAAGCCCGGCAACCCAATGAAACCGCCTTATGTAATTGGCACTGATTGCGGTACGTATCTTTGTACTGAAAAAGATTCTTCTTTATCTTTGGGTGCTTGCTGCAAAACTGTCGGGGGTGTAACTACTTGCGTAGATGCTGTGACCCAAGCACAATGTGCTGAATGTAATACTGAATCAGGAGTGACAGCTGTATGGAAAGGCCCAAACAGCTGCTGCGACTCTAACCCCTGCTAATCGAAGGACTCGAAAATGTATATGACCCCCGGAACAAGCGGCCCTATTGGAAAACAATCACACACTTTGCCTAGAAAAACACAGCCAGCACCNCGNCAGAAGATGAGNGGTCTCGGAGATTTNCTGGCGTGGGGTTTTAGAAAAGTAGGCATTGAATTCACGGTGAAGAAAATCACCAAAGGAAAAGACTGCGGGTGTGCTGCAAGGCAAGAAGCCTTGAACAAAGCTATCCCGTTCAATAGAAAGGAAGAAGAATGAGCAGGGCTTCACTTCCGATGCCACCTGATGGCAGCGCGGGGAAAATAGATATTGATGAGGAGGCTCGTCGCATATCTGAGCAAATGCAAGACGAGACTCAAAGGGAAGTTGATGCGGCAAGAAAGCGGCAGGCTTCACGTGCGTCTGGCAATACTGCCTACGGAATGGAAATAGCTGATGGGGCGCAAAGTTTCCTAGACCGCAATGCAACCCAGCAAGACATGAGCAGGATCTCTGGTTTGCAGCAGGGCAGTGCTGAGTCTGATCAGGACTATCTTATGAGGCAGGGCACAACGCCCGGATCTAGCCTTGGTCAAGCAGTATCTGAAGAGCAGAAATTCCGTGCCGACGCTGACTTCGGCAGCAGGCGGCAGGGATTGATTGCGTACTTGCAAGGGCAGAGAAGCCCAGACTTGCAAAGACGTGCTAGTGAATTTGCTCAGAATTACCCTCGTGAGTATCAGCAGATCCTAGCTCAGACGCGTGGCGAAGGTGCAGAGCAGGCTGAACCAATACCGTTTGACGAAGAGCTGATGAGACGGATAGAGCAAAACCCAGATGTTGCTCGTCCAAGATCTGGTGAGCCAAGAGAGATGAGTCTTGAACGGAAGAATCGCCGTGCACAGAAGCTCGCTGACAAGCAAATTGATGCTCGCGGTAGATTTATTACTGGCATGAGTCGCCGCTATGGCGACAACCCGAAGGCACTTGAAGGTGCAATCCGCAGGTGGAACGAGCGTAATCCTGACAACCCTGTGATGCTAGAAGACTTTGACACACTTGAGACTGCACGTCCGGGTGATGTTGTCAACGTCAATAACATGAACCAGCTTCGCAATAGCAATGTTGCACCTAATGTAATTATCAACGGGCCTAGAGGTTTACGCCGTACAACTATGAAAGAAGACGGCAAGCTGACAACAGTAGCTGTCCTTCAGGATAGTGCAACGGGAGAGTACTACCCTGACCCAGACGCATTTGATACGAATCAATCTTTTGATAAAGCTCTGACACGCCAAGACAGAGTCAACCTGCGGTCAGCCGTGCTCAACTCTGGCAACAGCATGCTTACTCAAGAGCAGCGTCGGCTAGACTTTGCTAGGTCTGAAGCAATTAAATCTATTCCTGAGATCAGAGAAGCTGCACTAAGTCAAGTTGCAGAAATGGAATCAGAGCTGCATTACAGGTATGCCAGTTCCTTTGCCAAGCTGCAAGGAATCCCTTCTTATACAGGCGAGTCAAGACAGCAGTTTATGGATCAGCCTAGTCAGTCGGGAGGCCGTGAGCAGCAGGCTCCAACTATGGCCGATGTGCCTGCAATTATGGACGAACTGAGACAGAAGGCAGATCCTGTCAAAAACAATAACCGGGCTGAGCAAAAACGCTACGAAGGTATGTCAGAAGAAGAACTCCGCCGAGAAGCTATAGAAATAGCACGACAAAGATACACCGATAGCCAGACACCTTTGTTTGATGAGCCTCCAGCCGGTCGGGAAATTAGTTATCTGAATGACACGGCAAGTACAGGCACAGATATGCAGCCAGTTGCACAGGTGTCTTTCAATCAGTTCCATCAAGAAGTTTACAAACAGAACCGCGACCTTTTTCGTGACCTTGTTCAGCCAATGGGCCAAGGCATGGGAAGCAGAGATCAAGAAGTTCTTGAACGTATGGCTCAACTGGCAGAGTTTGTTGATGGTATGGCTTACGGCCCCCAAGAAAAAGCATTCTTCTATGACAGAGCCTTTGAGGAAATTTCAGAGAACATTCGCGAAGGCGGTTTAGATCCAATTAAGTATCAGCCGATTGCAGAGCAAATCAAAGGTAGGTTTAGCAGATGACACAGCTTCCAAGTTCCGGCGGCAAGTTTGACTTTGTCAGGTCAGCTCAGACATACGAGTCTCCTGAGCAGATGAGACTTGACGAAAGATATAACGAACAAGGCTTTGTAGGAAACGCCATTGACTATGCAGGGGAAGTTGTAACCGGTCTTGGTGAGGCGGTAGGCGATCAACTGGCTAATTTAATTCCGTCGATTCAAGGGCAGGCTTACGACACTGCTACCTACGCAGTCAAGAGAGCAGGCAAAGCATTCGGATTAGATGTTCCGGAGGAAGCCGCAAGGCTCGGGGCAAATGCGTTGTCAACCATGTCAGGCATTCCGTTTGGTCAAAAGACAAGTGCCGAACTTGGTCGCGAGTTGCAGATGCGTGAAGATCTTAGGCCACCTAGTCAGTTTACTGGCAAGGTGTACTTCGAGCCTCAAGAAATTTCTAGCGTGGCACAGTCAGTGCTGGGTGGTATCGCTGCTATTGCGTTTCCACCTCTTGCTGTACCAGCAACAACACTTATGGCAACGCAGGCGTACACCGCAGTCATGGGTGATTACCAGAAATACTTGGGCGAGTCGGGCGATGAATATGATCCGATGATTGCCTCGGCATTGATGGCACTTGTGGGTGTTGAAACAATAGGATCAAAGGCAGTCATGATTGACTTGCCGAAGTACTTAGGTAAGAAAGCCGGGCTGGATGCTTTTAAAAACATACTTAGGGCTGGCTCTAGCGGGGCACGAAAGTCTGCAATTGAGAAAGCAATTAAGTCTGGTGCCTTACAGGTTGGTGCTCTGGCTGTACAAGGTGGAGAAGAACTTGTAGAAGAAGGTCTTGAATCTGCTGCACGGATTATGTACAGAGAAGAGTTCGACACTCTACGCGAAAGCATTCTTAATGGAGACGTAGGCACCAAAGAGTTTGAACAAGTTTGGGGTATTGTTTCAGAAGGCGGGTTGAAGCCGTTCTATCTTGGTGCTCTTGGTGGTGGTGCTGTTAATACTTTTTCAACTCTCAAGGGGCCAGATGCTGCGTCTAGGGCAGCCCGCGACACGGACATTGCTAGAGAAGTGGCTGCTGAAGCAGCGGCTGCACGTCGAGCTGCCAGCGAACCCGAGACAGTAATTGCCGAGCAACCTGTAGAGGACATAACTGCTGACGAAGTTGTAGAACCTCAAGCAGAAGTAACTGTTTCTGATATTGACAGTGATCAGTGGGCCGCCCAGCTTTACGCTGAGAACCCTGAAGCTGTTGATAATTTGATACTGACTCCAACTACAAAGAAGGTGAAAGCACAGGCACCGGGTAGGAATCCATTCAAATCAGTACTGCCCCCCGGTATGGTCACGGATAGATCGCAACGGCAAGCCCTGTTTGAACGGCTGGTAGCCGCTCGCGAGGCTGCCTTGCAGCCCGCTGAGGCGGCGACCGAGGGCGACATAGATGTAGCCCCACCCGTGGCTCCAATGGAGTCTGTCGTGGCTCCTGAGCCTGACGAGAACTCAGATGAAGCCAATCTCACTCGGGCTAGGAACCAGCTGCTCGAAGAGATGGACGGCCTTGACCCAGACTCTGATGAGTACATGGAGCTTGAACAGCAGCTCGGCATGAACGAGGCCGAGATGGATCGTCAGGGGATAGAGTTTTCTCGCAATCTGTCTGGCCCAATTGAATCATCGCGGCTAGATGTAGAGCCGGGTTCACAGAGAGGTTCAGCTCGTGGCGGGTTTGCTACTGACCGGCGTACAGGCCGTCGCATGTATACCAAGCGATACCCAAACTCAGAGCAATCCTCTAATGAAGTCATTGCCAGTAAGTTGTACGGAGCTGCCGGTGTCAATGCACCGCAGGCTGAGACAGTTGTTGAGAACGGAGAGGTAGTTGGGGTAGCCACTGAAGTAGTTGAAGGACTTACTCGTGGTACACCTCGCGATGCTGCTGACGGATTAGTTATCGACGCTTGGTTAGGAAACTGGGATGTCGTTGGCATGGATCAGGATAATCTTCTGGTCGGTCGAAACGGTGAAGCAGTACGCATAGACCAAGGTGGTGCTCTGACAACGAGAGCACAGGGTGCACCCAAGGGCGAGGCATTTGGAGACAATGTTGGCGAGTTAACAACTCTGGTAGAGCAGAACCCTGAGCTACAGCCAACCGCAGAGCAGCTTCGGCGTGGATTTAATTCCCTGAGATCTTTGTCAGACCAGCAAATCAGAGATATCGTCACAGAAAATGGCGGCGATGCATCATTGGTTAGAACATTGATACGCCGCAAGAGGGACTTGCTTGCCCAAGAAGAGCAAGCAATCAGCGATCAGGAGCTTTCTCAGGAAGGTGCAGAGTTCTCACGCAATCTCGATACAGCAAACAAAGCAAACGGAACTGACTTTGTTCCACTCACTGAAGAAGAAACGAAGACACTGACTGATGGCCAAAGAGAAATTGCGGAAAATGCACGGAAAAGGCTTGGGCGAAATGTTGTTTTCGTAACATCGCCTTCTGGCAACAATGATTACAACGGCTGGATACAGGGCAGAGACAGCAACACAATCTACATAATTGTCCAGCCAAATATCAATGAAGCAATTGCTAAGGTTGCTAAGAACAGAGGCATGCGAGAGCGTCTAGTTCGTGAAGCATACGAGAACACGATGCTGCAAACTGTTCTGCATGAAAACGTACACCTCACCGAGGATAGGCTCGAAGGTACAGAGCTTGATATTAAATCTGATGCACAGTCATTGCTCGAACACATTCTATCTGTTAGAGGAAACAACGAAAGACTTGCAGGTCTTCAAGAAAGATTCGATGCAGGTCTGATGACCGAAGAAGAATTCCAGAGTGAACAGCGTGCTGAGTCTTTGTCAGACTTCTTGGCACTATCGCAAAGCGGTATAGATACATTGTTCATGAACAGGGGCCGTGTAAGAAATACTCTTGGCCGGATCAGGCGAATCGCCAACAGGCTTGGCGGCTCAAAAGATGTCCGAACAATCAGCCGTGTTGTCAAGAACATGGAGAGGGGCAATGGGTTTGTCCCAAGCAACCCAGATGTAAACACCCCACCTGTTGAGCAGAGCGTTGAGTTTTCTCGACGCTTCCCTCTTGCCGAGAGTTGGTATGACGGATCATTTGATATTGAGGTTGCTAAGGCAAACCCAAGTCCTAAGAACTTGGCCGTGCTAATGGCTACTCGTGAAATAATTAAATCAAAGACCCCTGCTATTAATACGATTATCAAAAGGCTTGCACCTATTGGGTTCGAGATAGATACAGAGACAGCAGCGGAAATCAAAGAGATTTACTCGGACATTTCTACTTACTACACCAACACATCGCAGGGTCGTATGACAGAAATGCGTGGGGAGCAAGAGCAGTTTGGGCCAGCAGGCGTAGTAGAAAGAAAGATGGGCAAGCTGTTTGACTCTAACCCAAGCCCGACTGCTGAACAACTTGCAAAGATGCCGGGTTCTCCTAAGCCAACGACGAACGACATGGTCGTAAAAATGGCTACCAGCAAGAAGAATCCTTGGACTCAAGTCAGGGCAGACAGCTTTGTCAAGCGTGCCAAGGACACTGTGCTCAGAGCAGAAGGCAACGTCGTTGAGACTAAAGATGAAAGACTCATCGATAAGTTGATGAAAGAAAATGACGTGGTCATCTTCACTGGTGATGGCGGCCCAGTCATACATGCTAAGAGAACTTGGACAGATAGATTCGCAGCCCCTGTAGATTACTCAGTCATCAAAGAGGTTACCGTCGAGGCGGCAGAGAGGGGCCATCACAACTGGTACCGAGACTTCGGTAAGTTCTTCAAGTCTTTGGGTGGTACTCGCCTCATCAATGAAGCGGCAATGCTCTTCGGGGTGACGAGTAGTCAGTCGGCAGTCGAGAACAATATATCTGACACTCTGCACCTTATGCGTCTAGTAAGGGAGCACAAGCGTGACGGCAAGCCTTGGAACAA